TAGCCGCAATCAGCAAACCTCTTTCATCAGTGAAAGCCGCAATGTCAATAATTGCATTTTCCAAAGATGTTTCATTGAGATCAGCCGCTGTGCTAGGACGGTTATTATTTTTACCGCCAGAAACGAGAGGGTGACCATCACCGCCAGTTACGCCATCACCGCTTGCTGTGAACAAGTTTACACCATCGCCAGATTGAAAGGCGTTAGTAAATCCGTTGTTTAACAAGAAAGCTGCTTTGACCTGCTTGGTGTAAGCCATCGCTCTTGCTAGGGCTTTGGTATAACGCGCAGAAAGCGAGTCGTAAAGGTTGTCTTCCATCGCTTCCTCGGTTATCGAAAATCCCATAGCAATCGTTTCGTGATTGTATCTCGCTGTGAAAGATTCTTGCGCTGAATCATAAGAGATTGCAGAGCCTTCGTTCTTCACAGGTGCGGCAGCAAAGCCACTAAGCTTTACTTCCTCTTCAAAAGAACGATCAGAGGTTTCAGTCTCATAAATGAGAGTATGCTCATCCTCGTACTTTTCATACTCCAAACCAAACAGGGCGTTTAACCCAGGCAGGAGTTCTTTCAGCATTTGCGCTCTTGAAATAGCCATTAGTTAGACCTCCTTATACGCCAAGCTTGGTTTCGTATGCGTGACTTAAAGGTAGGTAAGTTACAAGACAATCAGTAAAAGCATCACCAACTGTGCTGTCTGGCCCATCTACAAACTCAAGGATACGAAGGGGGAGTGTGTTTGTTGTAGCAATAGAACCACCGTCAAGTGCGTTCCTACTACGTCCGATTGTAGTTGATCCTGCTGTGTTTACTGCTGAGACATTGTTTCCAAGTCCAGTCTGTGCAATGGCTTCATCGCCTTGCATTTTGAACACTAATTTAGGATCGTCAACAACATAAGCCATAATGTCCGATGCCGCTGTAGAGGCAGGGAACTGCTGGTTAAATGTTAGTTGATTTGTAGAAGGATCAGTGTAGGAGCATCCTACAAAGATACCAACTGTACCAGCAACAACAGCAGTTGTTACTGCGGCTTTTTCAACTGTGCCAGACGAGACTAGCTTAACGAAATCACCGTAAAAAATAGCTGTGCCATAACCACTCGCAATCTTGATGTGTCGGACTTTACCAGTGTAAGAACCGCTTGCACTCAAGGTATTGATAGGTTCTGCACCGCTTGGGGTAGCAGAAGTAGCCATATTTATGACCTCCTATTAATTAAGGAACCACCCCTACCCAGGGACTAGCTCCTTCCAAAAGTTGTCCTCGTACTCCTTTCTGGTGAAAGCAAAGGCATCCGAGGGTCGTTTTCCCTAAGATAGTTATTATCGACAGACTCCATCTGATTGTTTGCCATTCTCTGATAATGATCCGATCTAGCTTTCATCTTTTCTGCTGGTGCTTTGCATAAAAGCAATCCACCAACTTCGATGTTGTCTTTCCATCGGGAATTGATATCAGATTCGAGCATAAGTTCTGGGTGGTCTTCCTTTCGTACAGGCTCCCATCCTTCCCTTAACATCTTCGATGTATGAGTACCGTCTGACTGACCTAAAATGCTTGTCCTGACCCAACGAAATACCCAGCCATCTTGAGGCTTGGGGTCGGGCAAAATAGAAGCAGGGTTCCAAGAATCACTCGGTCTAGTGTCACTATCTCTTTCTTCAATATCTCTAGGGGTGCGCTCTTCAGTCATTGGTAATCTCCTGACTATACATATTTAGCATATTGCTCATCTGTTAAACCCAATCTCTTAGCGAGAGAGCGTTGGGTTGCCGTAAGTCTCACTGTGCGCGGTTTTGCTCCGTTGTTTCTAGTAGTAGGAGCCACCACCTGCGAGGGTTGAGGGGCAGGTGAGGTACGGACTTGCGGAACAGTTCCATCCTGCCACTCGTGATCTGGAAACGCTCTTCTGACCGTTTCATCAATCTGTTTAAAATACTCAGGGGTATTTGGTATCACCCCTTGCTTTACTAGAGAAGCATGTTTACCGTATGCAAGAGAGGTCATTTCTTCATAACCTTCTTTCATAAACCACGGATTTTTATTAGCCCATTCTTGCGCTTCTGGGTCTATTTGCCTTGGTTGGGCAGGTTGCTGTACTGGTTGCTGTACTGGTTGTTGCGTTGGTTGCGGTGGTTGCCAAGTTTCTTGTTGCGGTGCTGGTTGATTACTCATACTCTGAGCGTATCTGTCAGCCTCAGTCAACTCCGCTGTTGCTTTGGTTAAAGCCTCTTGAGCGGCAACGACATTATCTGTATCACCTTCTTCGTAAGCTTTTCTGTATTGCTGTTTAGCTTGCTCTACAGCCAAAGACGCACGTTCCTTAACCTGATTGATAAGAGCTTGCTCTCCCCTGCCAATCAAAGACTCGTATTCTTTGTTTTTCTCGGCCATTTGTTGAGCGACACGAAATGCTTCGTCACGCTCTTGCATAGCACTTTGAGCTTTACGCCTCTCTTCATGAGATTCGTATTTAAGCTTATTAATCCTTTTCTGAACCCTTTTGCTGTACCCAGAAAGCTCATCATCGGTAAGCTCTCCTTCGTCTGCATCTAGTTCAGCCGCCTCTTCTACAGGCTCTTCTTCTAAAGGTTCTGGTTCTGGTTCTGGTTGACCACCTATTTTGGTTCGTACACCAAAGAACTTTTCTTCCTCTGTTTGAACTGTTTCTTGTTCGCTCATGCCTTAACTATCCCCCTCGGATCTTCGACAACAGCTTCAACGCTGTCATCGTTAATTAATCTGAATTCCTTTCCGTGGATTTTAAATCTAGTGCCGCTATAAGAGCGCATTAGAATCCAATCTCCTTCTTTGCAGAAAGGCCCAGTTGGAAATCTTTTTTTATCTTTGTAACAGTCTGGCCCCAGTTTGGTGACAAACCCCACAATAGATCCGATTTCCTCCTCGTAGAGAGTCTTGTTAGACTTGATAATACCGCCATCGTATTCCTTATCGGGATCTGGCAGTGCAATCAGTATTTTATATCCTGTTGGATCAGGCAACTGATGCGCCTGTCGAGTCTCTTCTGACTCGGTTTCTTTTGCTAATGCTTCCATTAGTTGTTTCCTTGCACTGGAAAAAAGCGTCCAGAGTCGCTTGCGCTGTTCAATACAGCGTGATTATTCCTCGTATTTAGCTTTCAGGTCGAGTATCTCTCTTTCTGCTACTGCTAACCCTTCAATAATACCACAACATTTTGCGTAGTCTTCAAGAGTTTTACAACCCCCTCCGCTCACATGATCTGCCATTTCGTTCATTTGTGTCCTCAAAACACTCTTTAAATGATCAAATATGTTGTTTTCGGAGTATTTACTCATCTTTAAAGACATCTTTTGCTATTTCAACGCCAAGTTTTACGCCTTCGATCTGCTCTTTGGATGCTATTCGTTTTGTTTCTAATTGTTCTCTTTCATTGTCTTCTGCAATCCGCACAGCAAGTTTAGCCTGTTCTATTTCCATATCCTGATCAGCTTTTTGCTGGTCAAGCTGAGACTTCATCATTGCTTTCTGAGCTTCTAGCTGTAGCCTAGCTTGCTCTATCATAGCTTTGCTCTGAGCTTCCATCTCTTTAATTTGGAGTTCTCGTTGCTGCATTTGAATCACAGGATCTTCTTGCATCTGTTGATTCTGTTGCATTTGCTGTTCTTGCATATTCTTGCCAAGCAACTGAGCAGCGGCAGGAGCTACAAGCTCTGATATTCTGTATTCGATTTCTTCAGGCAGCTTCTCGCCAGGCAACGGAAGTTTCGTGCCAAGTTCTTTTTCGATTTGCTGTCGGTACAAGAACGCCAAGTGTTGCTGTACATGAGCAGCAAATGCGGCTTGTATCTTCCCTGCATCGGGTGCTTGAGACAAAAGCTCTTGTATCTTCGGATCTTGTAGCGCAGACATGTGAACTTGTATGTGTGCTTCGTGATCCTGATAGTAGTATGCCTTCACAGGCTTGCCGTTTATGATGTCCATGTTCTCTGAAACAGGATCTGTTGGTGCTATATCGTCTTCGGTAGGGACAATCTTGTCTGCATCCCTAATATTAAGCACTTCAAGCATTTGACGGTGCAATAATGGCAAGTCATACATCTGTGGTGCTTGTGCAGATAGCTGTAATGCCGCCTGATACTGCATAATTCGCTGTGCCATCGTTCCTGCGTTAGGATCACTGACTGGAATGATGTCTACTCGGTCATCAAAGTCCTCAGAAACAGGAATTTCACTGTCCATTAGGTACGGATACGCTTGTGGGCCGTAATCTCGCACCAAATTTGACAATAATTTCAATTCATCGCGCATTGAAGCGTGTAATCTCGCCTGAACTGCGCTCATAACCTTCATTGAACGCTCTAAAATCGCTAAAGTAGTGCCAACTGGAGCTTCTGCGTTCATATCTGCCGCTTTTACGTCAGCCGCAGACGCAAATCTTCGTCCTTCCTCTACAATATTGCCCAAAAGTTGATACAAAACACCGCTTGGCTCTTTGTAAGGCAGGAAACTTATGTTTTCTTTGATCGAACCGCCTGGAACATCGACATCTCTGAACTCTCCAGGCATGATTGGGGTGTCATCACCCTTGATTCTTAGCCCTCTTGCCTTCAAACCACCAGGTAAATTGCTTAAAGTACCTGCATCTACTAGTTGTCGGAGCAAAGAAGTGGCTGATTTGGCTAATCCACCGATCATATGGATCAAACCAAAGCCATAAAATCCTAAACCTGGGATATATTGGTAGTGAACAAAGTGTTCTCGCTTGTTTTTTAGCTGATCTGACTCGTACCAGTTGCGCCTGATTGCCAAAATCTGTCTAGAACCCAAGTCAATGGTCACTACATAAGGCAAGCTAATGCCTGTCAGCTTACCATTTTGCGAATCTTCAAATCCTGGCAGGTCAAGATCCACCTGCATTTCAAGCAAAGTGTGCCTAGAGTCTGATTCGTAGCTTCCGTTATCGCCTGTAAGCTCGTTATATTTCTCTTTTACTTGATCTGGGTCTGAAGAGGCATCTTGTAAGTCAATATCAAGATAAAATCCTGACACTTGAAGCTTCCTAATATCGTTAGGACTCTTCTTCATCACATGCGTAGCACGTTCACAGGTTGCCAGATCAGCCGCGCCATAGCTTACTACGAAATCTTCAGCAGGAACGAACATACTACAAGGTCTTCCCATCGTGGGATCGTAATAAACTTTCCTAAACGCAGAACCAGCCAAAGGTAGCGAAAACAGCATCCTCTCCGTTTCGGTGCGATATTCTGTCATCTTCTCTGTGACGAGATAGTTCAGGTAATCTTTGACACGATGCGCCTGTTTTTCTTTCTCATCATTGATTGCCCCGACAATGCTTGTCTTTACAGGGCCGCTGGCAGGAAACAGTTCTTGTATGGATTGAGACTGAAACCTAATTACCGCCTCTGTTAAAAGGGGATGGAACACACCACATGCCCCATCCCAGGGGGTAGTCCTTTCTTCATGCTTCAGACCTAAAAGATCGAGTCCGTCTATGTAGGATCTCTCCCAATCAGCACGGCTCTCTTTATCAGTCTTGTACTGACCTATTAGGTCAGAAGCAATGATGTTTAAGTCTTTAGGATCAACAACTTCCGCTAGGTTTGCATCATGGGATAATCCCATCATCTCGCCTACGCTTGGATCAAAGTCGATTAAGACACCGCCATCAGGCGTTTCAATAGAAACCGATTCAGGGTTTTCTATTTCTATTTCAACTTCGCCCATATCCTGATTTACAGGTAAGGGCGTACCCAAGGGACGATCAATAGCCATTTAGCCGTCTTTCCTGAAAGGTTGGGGTCTAGCCGCGCCAGAGCCTCTTGCCATGCCACCAGCCATACCACCTTTAGTTCTGCCGCCTCTCGCCATGCCTTTAGCCTTGCCACCTCTAGCCATGCCTTTTGTTTTGCCGCCTTTGAAGTAACCCTTTGTCTTGGGAACTTTACCGCCACCCATCATCTTGCCTTCGTTATCAGCAAGAAAAAACGGCACTTCCTTCCCTTCTTTGTTGGTGACCATTTTAAGCTTGCCACCTGTCTTCATTCCTTTAGGCTTCATTTTGCCGCCACCGCGCATACCTTTTGGTTTCATTTTTCCACCGCCACGCATACCTTTTGGCTTCATCTTGCCGCCACCCATGTAGCCTTTACTCTTCTTCCTCATCAGGTTCTCCTGAGTACAAGTTGTCGAAAACTTGATTTACATCTAATGTGTAATCCAAGTCAGATTTTGAATAATGAATATGTTGTGATGGCCTGAAGTCTGGCGCACCCTCTCCCAATGAAAACCATGCAGGATGTGTGACTCTTACCCTGTTATTGGGTAATGCCACAATGTTGCCTGTCCATTTGCCAGCATCTAGCAGTTCCATGACATGGCTTTGTTTGTGTTGTGCAGGATCGTCAGCAATTTCGTTGTCAGTGTAATCGACTGTAAAATAATACTTTGCAGGATAGAACTCACCGTCTATCTTTGCAATCCAAGGACAAGGCGTTGCCCGATCTAACACATACACAGAATGTGTTCTTGAAGAACAGTCCCAAGGTTGTGCCGCCCATACAGGCATTGGCTCAGGCCATTCTTCTAGCGGTGTGTCGGCTACCAGCCCTGTGATAGGCATCCTTGCCCACATTGCACCGCCATGTATGTTTTCCGCATTCTCGTCATCGTAGGTTTCTGCGCCAGTAAATATTACTTGGAAGCTAAGAGAACGACACGGCATGGTGGTAACTGCAATCGCCATCGCATGAAGAAACTCTCCATGATATTTTTGGTGATTGTGCGTGTATTCTTTCCTAACCCAACATTTAAAATACGGAATGTTACTTTGTAAAAATGCCACTAATAATACTCTACTCGTCTGGAATAAAAGGGTTCTTCATCCTCATCAGACCCCAAACGCAGGAATCCTCCTTGTCTGAATCGGAGCAATGCTTGTGTTGACGAGTCAACCAAGTCATCGTGTTCGCCTGCTGGGAAGGATGCAAACTCTTCTATCACCTCTTCCGCAAACCTAGTCTCAGGACACCAGACAATGCCAGACGCAAATAGATCTGACACAGCGTTAACCCTTGAGATCTTATCGTTTCCTCTGCTTGGCGTGTATTCGGATACAGGAATGCCCATTGCTCTTAATTCAAATATAAGAGGGGTTCCAGCCGCCTTCGCCTCAACGATACAGGCATCAGGTTCAAATTCATTATAGAACTCAAACGCACATTTCTTTAGTTC